ACCGTTCTCGAATAGATGATGGTTCGGGTTGTGGGCTGAATTGGCACGACTGCCAAACTAGCCCATTGGACAGCATTGAGGCGTCCGGTTCCGTTAGCTCCACCATATCTCATGCCCTGAGCAGCGAGTTCGGTGAAGACCTCGGACAGCTCAGACTGAGACATATTGTGGAGTGTGAGCAGCGTGGTGACGACGAGGCTATTGGGGACCCCAGTAACTGCCCATCCGTCACCATTTGCTGCAGCCATAGTTTGGACCTTGGCTGCTCCGTTGGTCATACGACCTCCAGCAGCATAGCCATAGCCCCTCTGGTTGTCCGCCCTGTAGAACTGGAACTCATTCCTGTTTATTCCAGGAACAGTCCCCACAGCTTTGTTACCATCTGTGTAAATCCACAGAGGCAAGTTAAACATGCCGGGAAGCAGCTCCTGGAGAGACGTGGGGGAGGACAGAGTGGCGGCCTGAAAGGTGGTTGCAGGTTCCGCAGGGATCATCGGGAGCATAGCCCTGAAGGGGTTAGGCTCTGCAGCATTGCTAAGTTTGGAAGCAATTCTGACCCGGGTGATGACTCCGGGCTGAAGAGGGTTCTGCAAGGACATGTGCAGGTAGAGAACCAAGTGTGGACGATCGTCCAGGTTGGCATCATCCGCGACCTCACGATAGAAATTGTCCTTACGTGCGTCGTGGAGGGTGTGGACCACGTTCCATGGCATCGTAACGCCCTTAGCCGAGTAGGCGTACTTCATGAGTTCAGACACAGGAGCTGTGCTGGTGGTGATTCGCTTCGGGTACCATGCGATACCCACTGCTCCGGAGAACAGAGGGTTACCAATTAAGGTAAAACGGTACTGGAACGAACCAGTGTAACGCTCATGAAGTGCACCCCAGGCTCGGATGTAGGGGTTGGTGTAGATGTTGTTTGCCAGGGCATACGGGATCTGGGCAATGATGCTTCCAGCCGGGAGGTCAGCATTGATCTCGATCTCAGTGTCGGAATCCAGGAACTGTTGGTATACCAGGTCCTTGAGGTCGAACTGGATGGCACCCATGGTTGAAGTATCCGGGGCCCCAATGGGGTTGAGGACCTGGACCTGGGCACCAGATACAGCAGCTACGACATCCTCTCCTGAGGAGTCATAGCTGGGACCTGTCCGGTTGGCTGGGGATTGACCGAGTGGGGTAGGGAAGAAACTCCCTGGAATTTCGCGGCTTGGTTCATTGTTGCCGGCTCAATTGAGGTGTCAGCATTCTGCTGCACCTTGGCAAAAGCAGGCAGGATTGATTGGACTCGGGTGTTTGAGTCCTTAGCAGTGTTCAACCCATCCTTAGCTGGCTTAATAGCTGAGTATGGGTACGGTTTCGTAGTGCTCCCGTCGTAAGCCTTCTGGCTCTCGATAGGAGCGTGCTCGCCAACCTCATTAAACATGATGGTGGCGGATTTGTTCTTGGCTTCAGCCTTGGTTGGGCCTTTGCCGTTGGCAGTAATGCTGAGGCCTCCGGGATAAACGATGGTGATAGTGTTCATCCACTCGGAGTCCACCGCTCTGTCCTCGCTTTGGACGGCAAGAGCGTTACGCTGAGCGTATTCATTAAGCCAGATTTTGTGGTTCATGATGGCGGTTTCTTCCGCGGGAGAAGAAGCAATGTGACTACCAGAAAATTGTCTGGAGTTTGGGGTTGCCTGTCCCTGGTAAACAGGCGATTCAGTAAGTCCGACAACATACTCACGGAAAGTGAGACGATAGACCTCGTACGAGAGTCTATTGTAAGTGATGTCGAACTTACGTGCGAGAATATCGCACATAGCGGCCACCTTCAAGAAGAAGGGTTTGGGGTGAAGTGAAGCTTCAAAGAGTGCCACGGCCATGTTCTGCTCGATCTTCACGGTGGTTAATTCCGTGAAGTAGAACAGGCAGCCGATAACAGACTCCTCCTTCAACTGAGGGTAGATAATACCATCCTCAAAGCTGAAGACCCTGGAACAGAAGGAAAGAGTTCCCTCCTGCTTGGGGGCCGTGAGGTCCAGGTTCATGAGGGAAGCGTCCTTCTTCAGTTCATTGAAGTCGATGGGAAGCCCCGTGATAGCCCGAATACAGTCATCTCCCAAAATTCGCATGTTGCAGGCATTGGTG